TTAATTTCTGTACCTACTTTATTTTGTTGGCGGCCAAGAATCCAAATATTATCGGCTGAATAATATATACCAGTACCACCAGAAACAATTGCTTTAGGGAACAAACCAATTTCTTGATATGTATGATTAACGGCTATCAATGGAATATTTTTCATATTAAGATATGGTGTACACATACGAAACAAACCTTTAAGGGCTTTAGCACGTGTCATATCTGCTACTGATTTTTCATTTAGTGCATCTTCCATTTCTTTTTTAGATGCTAGGTTACCAATTGAATCAATAACAACAATAACCTTATCGCTTCTATCAATATTTTCGAGCTGATGTATTAAATCAAACTTCAGTTCTTCCACATTTGTAATTGGAGTATGTAGTACACGATTGGTATCAATACCAAATTGAGTAAAGTAACTCTGAGGACTACCAAACTCAGAATCATAAAAAAGCATAACAGCATCTTTATGTTGCTTTAGATATGCTCCAGCCATAAGCAAAGCAAATGACGTTTTGAAATGTTTAGATGGACCGGCAAGTACAGTAAGTCCTGGAGCTAAACCTCCATCAATAGAACCAGACAAAGCAACGTTAACCATAGGTACGTCTGTTGGTGTCATATCTTTTTCAGTAAAAAATTTAGATTCAGCCAAAATTTCTGTATGACTTAGTCGTGAGTTTTTCTTAAGCTTGTCCATTACTGACATGCATATCTCCTATTAATCGATTGTAAGTATTATTATACCATAGTTTTGCTGGTATGTACACCATTAAATTTATTTTCTAACATACGCATCTATGCCATAAGCCATTACAATATTACTATTATGGCGTTCCATATAGTCCACCTGGTCCATTGTAATCTCGCCTTTGTCTAGCTTTGCTTTAATACCTTTATCCAAATATCGATGCCACTTCATTGGTACGATATTAATGTTATGAATCATTGCTAGTGGTGTATTTCCTTGATTAAGTCTTGACATTTCTATACAGGTATCTCTATGAAACATGTTAAATGTTTCTGCCATAATAGGTAACTTATGAGAAGGGTCTTCCCAATAATGATCATGTCTTACATGTGGTATTTCTATTTTAACAAAGCATCCATCTTTACCACACCTGTATATTTCTTTCATACATTCAATAAATTGTTCGTAATCAAGATGTTCTAAAATATGATAAGCATGAATTTCATCAAAGTAATCATCAGGGAAATCCCATTTCTTTGAAATGTCCATAACCTTATCAGGGTTACACGTAGGAGTGATGTCTACGTTTATCATTCCTTTGATTTTTTGAGTGCTACAACCTAAATTAATTTTAACTAATTCAGGTGGTTTATCATTTAGCCACATTTCATGCCTCCATTCTACCATACTACATAAAGACTTCTAATGTGTTAGGCTCAGATTCATACCAAAAGGTTTGTGATTTATTGTCTTGAATTGCAAAGTTAGATCCAACCAATTCAATATCATCTTCAACAAATCTTTTAACGTTTGCAGCCATGTCAGCTGCTGTTGTAACTGGAACATTCTGACAAATCATATTTAGATTTTTTACTCCGCCAACCAATTGAAAGTCTTTAGGCATTTTCATAATATCTAAACATTCTCTAATTGACAAATATCTATCAGCATCTGGGTGTGTAAGCATAATAGGCATATGACCTACAAAGGCTCCAATGTAATCCTTTGGGATTTCAGTAGTCTTACGCATAATGTTACCACCTGCTTTTAACTTATCTCCCATACGAATACATTTTTGAGAATGACTTTCGTATCCTTCTTTTATCATCCACTTAGACATATCATAATAGTTACCACCGTTATCTTCAAAGTAATGAAGAACATTAGTAGTTTTTTCTATTCTTTTAGCAAATTCTATATGATCAATTCCACCTAACATTTCTTTTAAGATGAATTGATAAAAAGGATTGTCTGAAGGCTTTTCCTTTTGCACAATAATTTTAGACATAGGATCTTCATCATTTCTTGCAGAAGATCTAATTTGGTCTTCAATCTTCATATGTGGTCTTTTATAAAATTCGAATTTAGGTACAGCCTTTCCTTTCCAAAAGAAAAAGAATGCTCTATCACGAATTTGACTTAATCCATGAAGCAATGATTTTGTTTTATACAAACTAAACGTGTATCCATTGTCTTTGGCGAGTTGTCTTAATTGTTTTACAACAGGCTCACCCATTTTAGATGCAAGTCTTGGTGCATTTTCACCCCACAATACTTTAGGTTGTACATTTTCAAGAACGTATTGAGAAGATTTAATCATCCAGTCGTTATGTTCGTGATCAGAGCGTGAACTAACACTAAGACTAGACAAACCTGCACAAGGACAAACAGAATTGACCACGTCCACTTTAGAAGCGGTATGAGATACTTCATCAAGTTTATAGTAAGGAATACTATTCCCATAATGATTAAGAAGTTGGCTATCATTTGCTTCAAATCCCGAGTATGATAAAACGTATTCGGGTTTATTACCAAACACGTTTTCCATAGCAAAAGTTTCACCGCCTATGAGCGGAACAATACTTGCATAACTAGTCATAATTTACATTCTGTTCTTTCTCTCTAGAATCCTTTTCATACGTTGACCTAATTTTATTATTGGCTGTAATAACGTCTTTAAGGATAGAGAATTCTGGATCAAAGTATGATAAAGCTTGTGTATCTTTAGGGAAACAAGCACCACCAAAACCGCGCTTCCCATCAAAGCCAGGTACAATAGTGTGGCTATGACCAATCCTAGGATCATTGGCAATAGCAGAAATAATCCGGTTATAATTTCCATGGCCGTTAACAGTATCGTAAAACTGATTGAACCAGAGGACTTTTGTAGCGAGGAAACTGTTGATTCCATATTTGATAAGGCTTGCTTCAGCAATTGACACATGGAAGACAGGACATGGACGGCAGAGCGAACAGGTTTCGAAAAGCTCTTCGATGAATCTACAAGTGCCTGGGTCACCACCGAATACGTGCATTTTAGGATTAATAAAGTCTTCATTTGCATTTTTTTCAGTAAGGAATTCAGGGTTATAAACAATTCTATCTCTAGCTAAATTTGCTAGCTCCATCATAATATCAGGAGTCACTGTAGATTTAACTACAACAAAACCTTTTGTCTTATCTATTAGTTCTTTAACTACCTTTGTAACAATACTTGCATCGATTTTTCCGTCATCTGACATTGGTGTAGGTACTGCAACAAAAGTAACATCAGGATCAAATTTTGTTAAGTCGTCTATAGTTGTATCAATATTAGGATCTACAATAAACTTCTTTACATCACGTTGACTAAAGCCATAGTCAACAGCTTTACCTACAAAGCCGTGACCAACAATGCCAATCAAAGGAGTTCTAGTATGATTAAACATTAATTGACTCCATAATATTCTTTGTACCATGTAATAAATTGACTTACACCTTCTTTAATAGAAGTAGTAGGTTTATATCCAAGTTTTTGAATTTTAGTTGTATCTGACCAAGTTTCAGGAGTATCAGCGGGATGTGCTGGTGTAAGATTTCTTTCAGCTTTACGTCCAAGATTTTTTTCAATCTCATCTACAAACTCAACCAATTCTACTTGCTCACCATAACCAATACAGAAAACTTCATGGTCAACTTCTTGATTATCATTAAGAATATTTTCAGCTACAATCTTAACGCCTTGTACAATATCATCAACGTAAGTAAAGTCTCGTTTCATATCACCATAGTTGTATAGATCAATAGGCGTACCTGCTACAATACCATCAGCAAACTTAAACAGCGCCATATCTGGTCGACCATAAGGACCATAGACAGTAAAGAAGCGAAGACCAGCAGATTTTACAACAGTGCTGTGTGCAAACTGGCATTCGTTTACATACTTAGACCAACCATACGGATTGTTTTGTAGGGCTGGACGATCATCTTCATTCCACGGCAAAGGCTGACCATGCATAACACATGAGCTTGATGCGTATACAATCGGAACTTTATTTCTTTCAGCGCCTTCAATAAGACGCTGTGTACCTGAAATATTAGTATCGATATATGGCTGCGGTTCTGCCATTGCATGTCGTGGATTTGCATATGCTGCAAGGTGAATCACTAAGTCTACATTTTTTAAGATACTATGAAAATTTACATTTCCAATATCACCAACAATTATATTCTCTGGATCTAATCCATTAGCAATAAGTAAAGCTTCTCTAGCATGCTTAAGCTTTGGATCGTAGTAATTGTTAAAGTTGTCAATACCACTAACGTGATAACCTGCATCCATTAACTTTTTTGCTGTGTGGTATCCAATCATTCCGGCAATACCGGTTATAAAAATCTTTTTAGGTTTCATACGAAAAACTCCTCTAGTCCCTGTGATTGATTGTCTGGTGTTTTGTCAATTTTATTGAATATATCAGGGAATGACACATCCGGTCCATTGTGCGATGCATAATATTCATAAGCCATTTCACGCCATTCGTCACGCATTACATTATCTTTTCTAAGCTTATTTATGATTTCAATAGTTTCTGTCCAATCGCTACCTACTTCGCCTGCCCATATCGTACCAGTGTTTTTATCTGCAGTAAGCCTATTGCCAGTTTGCAAGTGTGTACAATGATCACCAAAAGCTTTTCTAAAAATTGGAACTACACCAACAGCAGCAATTTCTAAGTGAGTAAATTCAATAAAGTTTTGAATGTATTCAGGTTGAAGAGTTGTCAACTGAAAACCAAAGCCACAGCGTGACATACGTTCTAGCATTTCAGCATGTTTGAATGCACCGAAAACATAAGCTTTTCCACCGGGTGATGTTTGAACATCAAAGTCTTCTGCCATTTCGTGGAATTCAAATTTTTCGCGGATATCAACAAACTGAATTGATTTTTCCATTCCTTCTAATGTATACAAAGGATCAGGCAAACTTTTCTGCAAGTCAAACATAACATCGAAACCTTTCCAGTATGCAGACCTGCCAATCCATTTCAAGTGATTAGGATCTTGATCTTCAATAGGTTTCCAATATTGTTTACGAATGCTTTCTACATTAACACCATTACAAAAGCTATATGAACTAGCTTTAGCACCAAGATTTCTACAGTAATCCATAAAAGGACTTTTAGTAGAATATGATAGAATAACGTTTGCAGATTTGATAACGTCATCAAGTAAAGCATTACGCTTGATTGACATCATTTTGTGATCGTGTTGAATCATAACTTTTTTAGTCGTGATTCCATTAATCAACTTACCAAAGTTTTCAATACAATCATCAGGGTGACCTTTAGAAGGTAGTGAACCAATAAGTACTACATCAGCATTATTGCAATCTTCAACAATTAATTCAGTGCCGCAGATCGTATCACCACGAGCAGGTTTATTACCCCACTTCCACTGTTTAATATTTTCATCTAAATAATGAGATGCGGCACGTGTCCACTTTTTATCACTAGGTGCATAGACTGTATAATCCCACCCCTGTTTTAGTGCCCAGTCTTTTAGTTCGAGTGTAAATCGAGTTACGCCGCAGCCTTCAATGCCGCGGCCTAGAATATGTACGACTTTCATATTTTTCACCTGTCTTTATTATAATAGTTATTATATCATATATATGAGGGTTTGTACAC